GGCAGCGTTGCGAAGGTCGTGCGGTCCTGGAAGACCTGCGTGCCGCCCGCCCAGGTGCCGCCCTGGCGGATGGTGATGTACTGCCAGTCCGGTTCGCTCGGGCGATTCCAGACCAGGGTGATGCCGGTGTTGGTGAAGCTGCCACCGAAACCTGTCACCGCGCCCGGGTTGGTCGTGCGGCCGACCACGGTGTAGGTGAAGGTCGGGGACGTGGCGACAGCGGCGTTACGACCGAAGCGGTCACGGGCCACCACGCGGAATTCGAGCACTTCACCCTGGAAGGCCCGGACCGTCATGCCGTTGCGGTCGCGACCGAGCGAGCGGTAGCCGCCCCCGTCACGCGACAGGAAGACCTCAGCGTCCTGGTAGCTCGCCTGGTTCGACTCGTAGGAGATGGTGACGCGGCTCTCGTAGACCGTGCTCACCAGCACCAGCTCTTCGGAGACGCCCAGGATCGTGACGGGCTGCACCCGCACGTCGTCCAGGTAGGAGTAGTTCGGGGTCGGGACAGCGCCGGCCGGGTCGTAGACCGAGGCGTTGTACTCGATGGCCGTGATGTCGCGGCGGTACTCGTGCGAGCCGCTGATGGCCTTCACGCGGAACGGCTTGGAGACCTTGTTGGTCTCGCCGAACATCCACTTCGAGAAAGCCTGGGGTGTCGCGCCGACACTGGAGGTCAGGGTGACCTGGGTGACCGTGACAAAGCCACCGACCGGGGCGGTGTTCACCACAGAGCGGGTGACAAGGACGTTGGTGTCGTGCAGGACGTACGCCTCGCCCACCGACATGCCCGACACCGAGGCCAGCTCCACTCCATAGAGCGCGCCGTTCTGTTGAACCGAGATGACCTCGTGGTCGTTGCCTTCGTGGACGAAACGCTTGACGGCTGTGGAGCCGCTGTAGCCGTTCAGGTAGACGACCGTGCCGACGATGGAGTTGATGGTGCCGGCCGCACGCTGCAGGGTGTCAAGATGGACAAGAGCCTGGTAGGTCTTGCCATGCTCCATCGTCACTTCACGGTCGAGCTTGAGCGTGGTGGCCGTGCTGCCGCTTTCCAGGCGACCGCCGACCGCCCAGGCCGGCATGTCGTGCTGCACCAGGATTACGTCGCCGACGCTGCAAGCGATGGCTTCGATGGAGGCGCCGAACTCGACGGTACGCTGGATGTACCGGTTGAGGTTCAGCATGATCATGGCCTCGTCGTACGCTCGCTGAGCGGACGTGATGCCCATGATGTTCACGTTGGAGACGCGCTGCGGGGCGCCCGCTGCCAGGGCAGCCTGGTCGTACACCCGCACGGTGTGCTGCGTGTAGTTGTCCGCCTTGTCGAAGTAGGTGACCTCGACCTCGTTGGCGCGGTCGGACATCGGGAGCCAGGTTTCCTTGAAGGTCCCCTCGATGATGTTGCCGACGTTGAACATCATCGTCGGCGATTCAGCCTTCTCGACGACGACTGTGTAGCGTGTGCCGATGGGCACGACTTGCGCATGACCGCAGCGGGCGACCTTGTTGGCCGCATCCCAGACGTTCTCCTGCACATCGAAGACGCCGTTGAAGGTCAGGTCCTCGTCGTCGCAAAACTCAGCCCACTCCTTCCACTTGTTCAGGTCAATGCGGGCGAGCGATGCGCCACCGCCGTAGCGCTTGTTGGTGAGGATGTCGAGCGTGATCCAGGCCGGGTTATTGCTGGCCTCGGTGACCCACTTCTTTTGATCCTTGTCCCAGACGCGGACGATCTTGCCGCCGTTGAGATAGGTGACCTTCGGGATGCCGTTGAGCTGGTCCGACAGACGAATCTTCAGCGCCAGCAGAGCGGTGTTGCGGTAGCGCACATCCTCCGTGACGATTTCGTTCACGTCCGTCAGGTGGATGTTGTCGATCTTCTCCGTGTCGGTGGAAGGCGCGTCGGCTCGCTTGTAGCGAATCTCGTAGACGCCTTCGGGCAGGATGCTCGACAGGTAGCTCTTGCGGTACACCGACCGCTTGGAGCTGCGCATGTCGAAGTTGCCGCTGGTCGAGTAGATCGGCGTCTTCTTGACGTGGCCGACGATGGTGCTCGGGAACGCCGGACCCTTGGTCCAGTTGTCACCGACACGCACTTCGCTGCCGGTCGGGACATAGGTTTCCATGTCCCCGGTGGGCTGGCCCCACTCGTTGACTTCCTCGACCTCGATCCATTCCGTCGACTCGGTGTAGCCAGTCACGTCGCCCTGGGCCGGGAACGCCAGCCACGGTGTCGTGCCCTGCTTGCGGTACTCGACGGTCAGACCGACGTTGGCTTCCTTGATGTTGCCCTTGTCGGAGACGCGGAACAGGCCGCTCAGCGCAGCGAAGTCCAGGCGAAGACGGTCGACCTCACCGGAAGTCGTGTAGAACTTGTAGGTCTCCAGGACCTCCTGGCTGACGTTGTGCGGCGTGGTCGTGTCCGCGAACCACTTGATCGCCGACTGCGAGGCCGTGCCCAGGCGTGTCTGAACCTCGTAGTCCTTGTAGTTGGTGACCGGCTGGTCGTTGACTTGAACGTCTGTGATGCTCGCGATCTGGCCTTCACCGGCACAGATGAGCATGTAGAGCGTCTGGGTGTCATCGTCGTTGATGACGTAGTTGCCGACGATGTTGCCCGCCGTGCGGAACTGACCGTAGGTGATCGGCACCACCAGACCTTCGGCGCTGGTGTTCTTCGCACCGTCGATGCCATAGGTGGGCGACGAGTCACCCGCATCTGCAGCCTTGGGCGGCTTCGGAGGCGGCAGCAGCGCGTTGACCAGCATCGAGCCGGCGATGGTGATGCCCGCTGCGACCATCGTTCCGGCCATCGTCAGGCCGCTGCCCAGACCGGCGCCCATGGTCATCGCCATGCCACCGATCTGGTAGATGCTCGCGGCCATGTACGGGGCGGCGACCGCGATGGCGACCATCGCAACCACGCGCAGGATGCTCTTGGAGCCGTCGCCGCCCTGCGGGATCGGCACCGCGACCACGTAGTCCCCGTCCTGCGGGAAGGTGCTCGCGAACTCTTCGTCCTCGATGACGCGCCCGTTGAGCGACCACATCATCGCTTCCGGGTACATCAGGGTCGGGAACAGTTGCGCCAGACTCTGCCCGTTGTCGAACTCCCGCTCCAGCTTGTCACTGTCGGTCGGGTCGAGCGGGTTGTTGACCTGGATGAATACGAGCTTGCTCATTGGAAACGGTAGTACCCGGTGATGCGACGCTCCCAGGCCGAGAGCTGTTCGACGCAGACGCCATTGGCCTTCTGCCAGGAATGGATCAACTTGCCGTGGGGCAGCACGAAGCCGACGTGCGAGACCAGTTGGCGCATGCGGCCTTCGTACGGCACCATGATTCGGATCGTTGCGACCGCGCCGGGCTCAGCCTCGCAAGGAGTCCAGTACGGGACTTGCTGCGCGATCAGATCGGCGATGTGCTGGTGGACGGTCGGGCTGGTGTAGTCGGGGACCTCGCGGCCCATGCGACGCGACATTTCCTCGACCAAGCCATAGCAGTCGTAGAAGTCAGGTCCGCGACCGCCCCACTTGAAGGGCTTGCCGATCAGGTCACCGTACTCAGGCGTAGCGGTAGCCATTGCCGTTCAAGCCCGGGAAGGCGCCGAAGTTGTTGCTGTTGCTGTGGACGCGGCAGCCGTTGGGGCCTTGCAGCGTGAGGTCACAGGAAGCCAGGCCGCCCGTGTAGCCGCACTCGGTCGACTTGTAGCGCCACTGGCAGAAGTCCTTGGTCTGACGCCGACGCGGGAAGGTCTGCATCAGCGTGTTCTCTGCGCCGAGCGTGAACTGGTGGATGTAGTCGCCGGACTGAGTGGCCGTGATCTGGAAATACTCGACCACTTCCGGACCCTGATCGAGGTTGTCGGCGTTGACGAGGTAGAAGGTGACGTTCGAGCCGACACCGCCGCCGTACGCTTCCAGCATCCCCTGGATGGCTTGCGTGTAGTCGTTGACGCTGAGCGTCACTTCCGCCGCTTGGCCCGCCTCTGCGGTAAGCTGGATGTCGAAGACGCCCGGCTCGTAGGTGTTGCCATCGAAGACCACTTCCTCGCTGTTGCGCGCGATGTGAAGCGTCGTGACCACTACTCCGGTGGTCGGATTCACGACCTCTACGTCAATGAGGCAGAGGAACGGAACTTCACTGGCAATCCGATTCGCTTCGATGACCGAAGCGAGCGATAGGGGCTTGGGCACGCAGGCTATGTATAAGTCACTAGGGACTTAATTATGCCTGCTCAATATCGAAGCTGCAATCCCACCGCTGCGTCTCGCCGAAGCCGTGGTATTCGAGGATGATTTCGGACGTGAAGCGGACTTCGTACGTGATGCCGTCTTGCGGGCTTTGCCAGTTGAAGGTGGCCGAGCCGCCCCGCACCGTGTTCCAGAGGGTTTGCAGCAGCAGGCGGTCTGCTTCTGAGATGTCCTCGTAGCGCACGCTGAAGGTCTTGCGGGGCAGACGTGTGTGGCGAGCCCGCGTGATCACGTAGCCCCCTTCCGTCTTCGCCCGCATCGCGGGGTCTTCGTACTTGACCTTGAATCCCTTGGTGCTGGCCTTGCGGCTCAGGTTCGGGAAGTTGGTAGATGCTGCCATTACTTCATCGCTCCACGCATGCCGTCACGGAAACCGCCCGGCGAGTTCGCGGCCTTGAGCACCACGTCGAGGATCAACTTCTGACCGTCGAAGCGGGGCGCGGCCTTCTCGGCGTTCACCGCCTGGCCGGACTGGTTGATCACGTTGACTTCCACGTTGTTGCCCACCGACTGCGCGGGCGGCGCTTTCATCGTCACCGGGATCGAGCGACCATCCGGCAGCGGGACGTAGGCTTCGTTCATTGAGCCTTCGCCAAACAGGGAGAGTTGCGGGCGGTCCGCGATGCCGCCCTTCTGGTACTTGCGCAGCTTCAGCGGACCATGCGGCGTCATCACGTTGCCGTTGGCGCTCGCCGTGAACATGCTCTGGGCGAAGGTAGTCAGCCACTGACCGCCCGCCTGCATCGCTGGGGCAAGCTGCTGCTGGAGCTGAATCCTGGCGAAGTCGGCCAGGATCGAGCGCACGAGGTCGCTGAACTCAAGCTTGCCTGTGGTGACGAAGTTGACCAGCGCGTCCATCGAGCGCTGCATCGTGCCGGCGACCGCCACATCGATGTTCTCGTAGACGTTGGTCCAGTTCTGGTACAGCTTGTCCAGCTCGGTGCGCGAGTTGAGCGTGTGCTTCGCCTCGACGGCAGCGAGGTCGATGCCCTTCTGCTCTTCCAGCATCTTCAGCATGTTTGCCGAGTTCTGGTTGAGGCTGAAGGTCTTCGTGATGTACTCACGCTGCGCGTTGTAGCGGTCATTGAGCCGCTGCTTCGACAGGGCGTACTCGGCCAGCTCACGCTCGCGAACGTTGGCGATGCTCTGGACCTGGAGGTCTTCGGCTTGCTGCTTCTTGGCCGTGAGGTCGCGCAGCATCTCGGTCTGGAACTTGTCCTGCAGAGCCTTGTTCTTCGCGGCCTCAAAGGCTGCAAAGTCAGCGGGGACCCCACGGAGACGCTCGCCCAGCTTGGCGAGTTCGCGCTCCAGGGCAACCACACCCTGCGGGATGAAGCTCAGGCCGGTACTGAACTCTTGCGTCGCCGCCTGCAGCTCTTCGGTGATGGCAGCCTGGCGCTGCATCACGGCGTTCATCGCCTGCGCACGCTGCTCGGCACCGACCATCTGGCCCGCGCCGTTCACAATCGACAGGAAGTAATCCTTGGCGGTCTGCTCGTTCTTGCGGAAGCTGACATCGAGGAAGTCGAGCGTCTTGATGAAGTCAGCAGCCGTACCCTTGCCCGCAGCGACGAACGCCTGGAACTCCGAAATCAGCTTCTCGCGACGAATCTGGCCGTCCGCATCAGCAGTCTTGCCAGGCTCGAAGGGCTTCTTCGACTTCGGATCGATCGTGTCGTACTGACCGGCTGCCAGCTTGCCCAGCAGCTCGAACAGCGCCTTGTTCTCCGCACTGGAGATGAAAGCCTTGGCGTCGCTGCCGAGCTGGTTCAGCGTCTCTTGGGCCTTCGCGAGGTCGGCCTTGCGCTGCTCGGCTTCCTTGGCGAGCGGAGACTCTTGGGACTCACGACGAGCGGCAGACAGACCCTTGGTGTCTTCCTTGGGGATCGCGACTTCGCCGTTCTTGCTACGGATCATCGCCAGCTCGCGCTGGAGGTCTTCCTGGTACTTCCGGTACTCGTCGTTGAACTTCAGCAGAGCGGTCCGACCAGCGGCCTTGGCGTTGGGCAGCTCCTTCTCGTAGATCGACGCCGAAATCCTGATCTTCTCTTCGACCCAGGAGATGTCGGCGGCGACCTTCTGCTTGCGCAGGCTCTCGACCAGCTTCTTGTTGCTGTCCTGCTCGGCCTTCGTGAGCTGGTCGTTGATGCCGACGAGAGACTTGTAGACCTCGCTGTCCAGCCCGGCAGTGGTGACACGGCTGCGCAGGTTGTTGATCAGCGAGGAAGCCGTCTCATCGCCCGCAGTGCGGTCCAGGATGTCCTTGGCGCGGACAATCTGTTGGTCCACCGCGCGAATGTCGCCGACCAGCTTGATCAGCTCGGCCTGCTTGTTCTGGTAACCCTTCGTGCTCGGATTCATCGTGCCGCGCTGCATGCCGGCCCGCATTTCCTCGTTGAGGGTGTCGATCTGACGCTGCAGGGTGGCTTTGCGTTGCTCGGCGTTGTCGAGGTCGCGCTGGCTCGCTTCGCCGCGCTTGATGCGCAGCAGCGACTCCTGCTCTTCCTTCGCACGACGGGCGGCACCGAACATCTTGTCCAGAGCGAAGGTGATCGCCTCATAGGCAGCGACCACCGCGATGCTCCAGCCGATAGACTTCAGGAGCGTGCCGCCGAAGCTCATGATGGCCGAGCCCGCGGACGTGACCGCGTTCATCATCCGCGTCTTGGCGGCGATGGTGTCGTTCAGGGACCGGACGTAAGCGACGTTGTTGGCAATCGCCTGGCGGGTCTGCTGGGCGGCCTCGCTCGATGCAAAGCTCTTGCGGCGCTCCGCTTCAGCAGCTTGGTCCAGGGCAGCGATGCGCTTGCGCTCGGCATCGACGCTGGCTTCAATGGCCTGCTTCTGGGTCTTGAGAACGTCGATGTTCTGCTGGATGCGGTTCGAGTTCTCGACCGCTTCCCGAGCCATGTTCTTGCCGCCGTACTCGCCCAGGCGACGGTATACATCGTTGGCCTGGGT